CACTTTTACTGTAACCACTGAAGGCACTTCTAGATTAACTATTGGCAGCACAGGTTTAGTAAGCATTAGTGGAAACTTATCTGTTACAGGAACAACAACACTTACTGGAATTCCTACAGGACCTACAGCAGCTACAAATACAAACACAACTCAACTGGCTACAACAGCTTTTGTTGCCAACGCAATTTCGACGTTAGCAACTCTTGCTAGCCCTACGTTTACAGGAACTCCCGCAGCGCCTACAGCAATTGGTGGGACAAACACAACTCAGATTGCAACTACAGCTTTTGTTGCTGCGTCACTTAGCGCAAAAGCTGACCTTGCTGGTCCTGCTTTTACCGGCGTTCCTACAGCACCTACAGCAACTGCAGGAACAAGTACAACTCAACTGGCTACAACTGCATTTGTTACAACAGCAGACAATTTAAAAGCTAATCTTGCCAGCCCAACATTTACTGGTACTGTTGTATTACCTTCCGGTTCTTCTGTTACTGCGTCTTCTCAACCAGCTTTTTTAATTAACAGCACTGCAGCAAGTTCATGGAATGCAGAATTGCGCTTTGCTAATTCTGGTACTACTAAATGGAAAATTGGTACTGACTCAACATCAGTTGGAAACAATAACTTATATTTTTACGATTCTGTTGCAGCTGTCGAACGAGCAAGAATAACTTCAACTGGCCATTTAAAAGTAACAAGTTTAACTTATGTAAATTCAAGCAGTGATACTCATGAACTTACCGGCGGCACATCTATTAGCGGCGCTCCATTACTTCTCAGAAACGCTTCTAACTCAACTGGTTATTGGTTTATTGGTCCTTATAACACAACTGGTGATTTTTGGATTTATAACAGTTCCGGAGTCGGACAATACATGGCTTCTGGTTCACAATCGTGGACCGGAACATCTGACGAGCGTCTTAAAGATATTATCGAACCAATTTCAAATGCTTTAACAAAAATCAAAAGCTTAAGAACTGTAATTGGTAAGTTTAAAACAGATCCAATTAACACTCGCAGACCGTTTTTAATTGCTCAAGACGTTAAAGCTGTATTTCCAGAAGCAGTTGATGAACAAGATGATAAAAACAAAACCTTAGGAATTGCTTATACTGATATGATTCCTTTGCTTACTGCTGCACTTAAAGAGTCTTTGTCAAGAATTGAAGCGTTAGAAAACCAAGTCGCAATTCTTCAAGCCGCTTAAAACGCGTAAAATAAATTGGCTGTGAAATAATACTAAAAACAGTAAAATTTTACCAATGACAACAGCCATGGACATTACCTCTAAACAAGTAACCTGGTTTAAAAAGCATCCAATTTTTGCTGATAAATTGCCTGGAGATCAAAAAGCCAGAGTGCCGCAGAACCGTACTTACCGTGGTTGCGTACCTGTGGGCAACAGAGACAACCACACGCAACTGGACATGGGCTCCCTTGGCGTGTGGTGGGTCTTTAATGACCATTGGCTGGGGCTTGTACCAGTAAAACCGCTTTACACGGAAGACAAAAATCTTCGATACCTAAAAGATTTTCCCTACTTCTGGCAACAAGACAACAATTCAGAGGGGTGGCGTCAGTGCCAAACCAGTTCGATTGCAATGTGTTTAAAATATTTTGGAACTAAAGGAATTGACGACGACGTAAAATACCTAAATTACGTAGAAAAATACGGAGACACTACTGAACAATCTTCACATCGCAAAGCATTAGAAGAGCTTGGCGTAAAAGCTCGTTTTTCTACTAACCTAGATTCAACTGATGTTAAAGAACAAATTAATAAAGGAAAACCCGTACCTGTAGGTATTTTGCACCACGGGACGCCAGATAGGCCGCGTGGCGGCGGCCATTACGTCGTAATTTCTGGTTATTCTGATTCATATTGGTTAGTACAAGATCCGTTCGGAGAACTTGATTTAGTTAATGGAATTTGGGTAAAACAGGAACCAACGTCTGGTAAAAACCAACACTATTCTTTTAAAAACATGGATCCTCGGCTGTTTGTAGGCGGTGGCGCCAGTGGTTGGGGATGGTTGTTCTGATGATCCACTACTCACTTCACAAAATTGCCGGAGACATTCAAGATTTTTCTGACATCATTCTTCACATTCACATTATTGCTTTACTTATTATTAACGTTACACAAGTTCCAAAATCTCATCCAATAGCCGCCAAAATTTACAGGGGTTTGGAAATGGTAGCAGGGTTGTTAACCCCACTTGCTAAACGTTAATAACCTGCTATCATTACTGAAGATTTCGTTTTTCCCATGACCGACATCAGCAAATTCAAGCCTTCCTTGACCCAACAACTTTCTGGGTTGGAAATCAAAATTCGTGAAACTGAAACTGAGCTTCTTAAATTGAAAGAAGGGTACTTAAAGGTTTCTGGTGCTTTGGAACTTATTGAAATTTCCCTAAAAGAAGAGGAAGAAGCTGCTTCTTCTGTTGATGAAGAAGCAGCTGTTGATGCTTTATCCGACTGAAGCCAGGTATCGGATTTGAACCGACGACCGCCGCTTTACAAAAGCGATGCTCTACCACTGAGCTAACCTGGCAATTGGACAAAAAAGGGATCACCTAAAAGGTGGTCCTTTTCTTGTCAGCATACCCACCTTCGGACTCGAACCGAAACTGAATGGAGCTTAAATCCATTGCCTCTGCCAATTGGGCTACGTGGGCAAAAATGTTAATTAAATAAAGTTTTTAAAGATTTTCCAGCACAAGATCTTCCGCAATAAGGCCCAGTTTTATTTTGTTTTTTGTTGTGGCGCGCTTGGCTCATGGATCTAGTAAAAGAACAATTGCAAACAGGGCAAGTAAAAACACCTAATTTCAGTGGCCGAAGTGCTGCGTGCTTGCGTATATTATCACTCCTGTCAAGGACCTGCAAGTTGCTGATGCTGTTGTTTGTAAAATCTCCATCTATGTGATCGCAAGTTTCGTTTGCTAATAAAGTTCTTCCTAATTTTTGTTCAAGCAAATATTTCGGATAACTTATTGTTTTTCGTTTACCGTTGTTGTAAGCAATAATGTGCATCCTCCCATCTTTTCTGGTGTATGGGCCATAAATGCGAATTGTGCTGTCAAACATGTTTACGGCTGCCTGTTACACCAAGGGGGGGGGCTGCAGTGCAAGCCTAGCGCATTTGCTAGGTGTGTGCGCCGTATTTTTATGTGAAGATTCATGATAATCTCATGTTTCATTGCGAAAACGATTTACTAGCTAACCTTATTGTTCTAAATTCAAGTGGAGCACGTAAACGTTTTAGAGAAAGCATTTTTGAAAGTTGGAACTGGCAATGCGCTTACTGCGATGAAAAACTTTGCTCAACTAGCGCCACCCTTGATCACGTTGTACCCAAGCACAAAGGTGGTCAAAACGTACGCAGTAATTTAGTTTGCGCTTGCGCTTCGTGTAACCGCAATAAAGGCTCTCAAAATGTGTTTGAATACATGAATTTCTGTCACCAACATTATTCAGAGCAAAGGGTTGGTAAACTAAGAGAATGGATGCAACAAAAACCTAATCTTTCAATAGTTTTGCCTTCAGTTAAATCAACACCGTGCTTCTGTAACAATGCTTCTCCAGAATGGGTCGCAACCTAATCCTGAGCAATTTGCACAAGATTATGCTTCCAAAATTATTAAAATTAATCAAGATTTAGAAAACGCAAGAATCGAACCTTATCCCCAGCTTACGGGAAAGGTGGGTGCTACAGTTTCAGATCGCAATGATTATTTTACTGCTTAAAAATGGCAAAACCTGTTACCGATAAAACAACTCCTTGCTATTGCCACTTGACGCAGTGCTTGAGAGATTCCATTTACGTTTACCACCAAACCCAGCTTGTGCACTGGAATTTAATGGGAGGTAAATTTTACTCTATTCATAAATTAACAGAAATGATTTATGAAGAAATGCAAGACGGTAACGATACTATTGCTGAGCACATTCGATCTTTAGATATTGCAACTCCCAAAACAGTTGAAGATTTAATGTACTCAAACCTTCCTGCGCTTCCCATGGAAAGCTGCTTTAACCAGGAAGGCCTTATCCTACAGCTGGCAACAAACCATAATTTGCTTGCTCAAAAGTTTGAAGAACTAATTAAAATGTCTGACGAAGCGGGAGATCAACTTACCCTTGACCTTGGTGTTGAACGTGGAAGAGTTCATAAAAAAAACCAATGGCTTTTAAAATCAAATCTAGACTACAAAAAATAATTTTCCATTATCTTGCAATAATCAAAACTGCTAGAATTACAAAAGCTACTAGCGTACAGGTAAAAATCAGTGCCAGCAACCTCTTTCCAACATCTGTTTCTTGACGGAACTAATCGTTTTTACAATCCTGTTCCTATTGCGCCCAGCGAGACGCTTCAGGATCCTGTTGGCAAGTTGCGTGTTTCTACTCCTCAGGCTCTAATTGATACTGACTTTGAATACAGCACACAATCTACAAAGTGGGAATCGCTAAATTTACTCAATAATCGCCCTAGTGCTTTTTATAACGTCACATCTCCGCTAACAGTTACAGGTGTTGCTGGAGCAGGAACAAGAGTCGTAACTGTTACAACAGCAAGCCCACCTTCAGTTGGAACACCTATCTACGTTCAGAACACAACCGATCCGCTGGCTAATGGCTGGTTTCTTGTAGACACTGTTAGTGCTGGCGTAAATTTTACATATGTAGCAAGTAACACAATTGCTAGCGGTTCCATTTACGACGTAAGTAAAACTTATATTTTTTCTGGTAATTTTTATACAGGATCGGGAATTCCGTTAACTGGTACAACAGCATTTACTTTTAGCGGAACAACTATTACTTGTACCACTACAAATTCCCACGGATTGACCGTTGGTGACGCTATATATGTAGTTGGAACAACGGGAGGTACCCCAGCTCCTAATGGGTCTTGGGTTGTTCAAACAACGCCTACATCAAACACGTTTACTTTTGTTGTAGCTACAGCCCCAACAGTTGCCATTGCTAACACTGCTGGGTCTACAAATTTATATCCCAGGCCTTACGGTTCAATTATTCACCGTTCTTTTGATGGTGGTGTTGGATTTACTGCAGGATACCCCTACGCAGGAAATCAGTTAATTCGTCAAACGCGACGTTATTTTCGATACCAATCAGGAAAAGGTATTCAATTTAGCACTGGTTCGTGTTTAAAACCTGCGTTTAACGTTGATAAATTAACATCATCAGGAAATACTGTAACTGTATTTTTAAAATCTCCGCACAATTTAAACGGTAATTTTGTATCTGGATCTGGAATTCCTGTTAGTGCTTCAGTAGGAGCAGCTTTTACAAACAATACTTCGTTTAATAAAGGTTTAACAGTTACTTGTACAACAACTAATCCGCATGGACTTCAAGTTGGAGATACAGTTTTTGTTACAGGTACTACTGCATCTACTTCTAATCCACCCAACGGCACGTGGCTTGTTAAATCAATTCCTAGCACTACAACTTTTAATTTTGACGTTTTAATTGCTCCGGTAGGAACAATTACTGCAACTGCAGGAGCGACATCTACGTTATTTCCTTCGCCAGGAGGTCCTTATGTGGTTGTTTCTGGGTCAACTGATCCTGCTTATAACGGAACATTTTTAGTTCAAACAGTACCTACTGACTTAACTTTTACGTACACAACCACTATTACACCAAGCGTTACAACTGCTCCGGGTTTTCCACTTAATGTAAATCCTTTTAGTTGGTGGGGAGCGCGAAACAGGGTTGGTCTTTTTGACGAACAAAATGGATTTTTCTTTGAATTTGATGGTCAAACTTTATACGCAGTAAAACGTAGTTGCACCACTCAAATTTCTGGAACTATTGCTGTAAACACAAACACAGTAACTGTTACAGGAACCAACACGCTATTTTCTTCTCAATTAGTTCCTGGAGATTACATAGTTATTCGTGGAATGACGTATTTAGTTCAATCAATTTCAAGTGATACTTCTCTTGTAATTTATCCTGAATATCGTTCTTCCTCTAACATTTCTAGTTGTGTTGTCAGCAAAAGAGTTGAAGAAAAGTATCCACAGTCTCAATGGAATATTGATCGTTGTGACGGAACTGGATCTACAGGATTTAATTTAGATCTTACAAAAATGCAAATGATGTACGTAGATTTTGCATGGTACGGAGCAGGAGCTATTCGATTTGGATTTAAAGATCAAAAAGGTGAGATTATCTATTGTCACAGAATTGCTAACAGCAACAGAAACACTGAAGCATATATGCGTTCTGGTAACATGTGCGCTCGTTACGAAAGTAACACTTTAACTTTTAGTACTGTTTTGTCTGCTACTTTAGCTAACACTGAAACAAACACATTAAACGTCGTAAGTACAACTAATTTTCCGCAATCAGGCGTTCTTGCAGTAAACGCACCAGGAAATACGGGAGCAGCTATTGAATACATTCGTTATAACAGCAAAACAGCAACTACTTTTACAGGTTTAACTAGGGCTCTTGCTACCTTAAGTGGACCGGGTAATTTAACTGGCGGTGGCGGAAACTCCACTGCTCAAACTTTTACATACAGCGCAACTGCTCCAATTCAAGTTTCAGCTTTTCCCGCTCAATCTACTAGCACATTAAGCCACTGGGGGTCAGCTGTCATCATGGACGGTCGGTATGACGACGACAAATCTTACGTTTTCCAGGCTAACCAACTTACTCCGGCATCGAACATTGCCCAAAATAATTCTGTTGCTTTAATGAGCATTAGATTGGCGCCGAGCGTAGACTCAGGTCTAACTGGAACCTTAGGTGCGCGCGATTTAATTAATCGAATGCAACTTACTTTACGTCAAATGGACGTTGTTGCTACTGGGTCGGCGGCAATTTTCCGAGTTGAGTTAATTCTTAATGGTAACGTTAGCAGTGGATCTTTTACTGCTGCTGGTGGCTCAAGCCTTGCGCAAACTTGTTTTCACTCAGGAGCAACTGTAACAGGCGGTGAAAGTATTTTCTCTTTCTTTATGTACACTCCTAGCGTAACTCAACAAGATTTAATCCTTGTTCGTGATTTAGGAACAAGTATCCTCGGCGGTGGCGTTGCCAACACTGTCCCAACTTCTTCTGCAGACCTCTATCCGGACGGTCCTGACGTGGTTACTGTTAAAGTAACGAACGTTAGCGCACAGGCCACTAACACCATCCAAGTACGTCTCTCCTGGACCGAAGCACAGGCATAAATTACTGTTGCTAAATAAACTTTATGAGCTATTTTGAAGGTTATCAGCAAACAGTATTCTTTTTTCCTGCAGCTTTGTCCGCACCAGGGGTAACTGAAAGTTATGATGTTTATACTGCGAATTATTTGTCTACACGTAACTACACTTTAACCACTGTAGTCCAAAATATTAATACAAATGTTGTAGTACGTTTAGAAGGAAGTATGGACGGAACTAATTATGGAGCAATGCTGTCTAACACAATTACAGCAAACGGGACCTACGTTTACAATTCAACAGGCTTTCCCGTAAAAAAAGTCCGCGCTAACTTTTTACAGGAGACTGGAAACACTGATGCAGTAGTTACTTTTCAAATTGCAGCAAATTAACCCAAATATTTGCACATCAAATTAGAACTGTTAGAATTGATCCATAGATTGGGCGCTTTGATGAACAGCACAATTCTAAATTTGTCCATAAACCAGGAGTTTGCTGTGCATTCTGCTGCACTGGCGATTAAAAACCTGGATCGAGATGACCTAGAAGAAGCGTTTATTGACATGCTTCACCAACACCTGTCTGACCGTCAGTTGTTTCTGAGTATCTTGAAAGATCACGGCATTGATGCAGAAATTAATTTTAGCTTTTCTACAAAATCCCAGATTTCTTAATAGTCATGGCAGTTACTCGCACAATTAAAGGTACTTTTGATAAACTGCAAGTCAGTAGTGGAACTGAAATTACTTACTTAGGTCCAACCAAAGCAAGTCATACTGGCGACCTAGTCAGAGGTTTTCGTGTCACTCCTGCAAGCACTGGAGATCTTATTGTCAAAATTGACAAAAGCTCTGCTGTAATTGACATTAAGATTTTCCAAGAAGACTCTTTTGCCGGAGGAAGTGCTGCTTCTGCTGGCGGCTATTTAAAGTATTTCAACATTGCCAAAGCCGGTAAAGGTAAAGGTGCCGTTGGGTTAAACGTCACAGATTCAAGCAAAAAATATATTGTGCTTTTAACGTTTGACGATTATTCTGAAGCTTCCTACATTGGTAGCGTCGTTGTCCCCTGATAAATACAAAAGTCCTTTTTTAAACGACACAGCAGTTAAGCTAATTCAACATTACACGCCGGCCAGAACCAATTGTGGTTTTGGCCGTTTTGCTCCGTACAAAACTGAGCACGGTGAATGGCGAATTGGTTACAACAGCAAAAGAATAGGTAAACACTGGCCCACTGCCAGCATGAGAGTAACACGAGAAGAAATTGATAAACAACTTATTAAAGACTTAGAAGAATTAGCTGATAAGTTATCAAGCTATGTATTTATGCCGCTTAATAGTAAAAAAAGAGCCGCAATTTTAAGTTATGCTCACAGTGTCGGTTTAATAGCATTTAAAGAATGTAAACTTTTAAAGCTAATTAATGCACGTGCAAGTAGGAACTCAATTATAAAAGAATGGAGTCCTTACATTAATCCTGAATACCGTTACGTTAGTGAAGAATTGAAAGAACGGAGACGTACTGAATTAAATACTTACATTTCTCCAGATCAACAAGTGCCACTTTTTACTGAGCACAAGTGTCTGTTTAACAATTGTTTGCTAAATATTGGAGAAAATTTTATAGGATCGCCAAGCCAAATTAAAGCAATTGAATATTTAGAGCGCAAAGTCATGGAGTGGGATCCTAGTGGCGAAACTATACGTCGATTTTTTCGTTACTGGAATCAAGCTCCGGCGGGATTGGGTTCGCCTCGCAGCCTTTAGTGTTTTGAATCCAATCAATCATGTCAATTAATTGAAGTTCTGGTCCATAAGCTTTTAAAATCCTGTCATTGTTAAAACCTTTACCTGAAACTGCGCACCTAACATTGTTTTCTAAATGATCAATTGTAGACGTATTAAAAATGTATTTATCAAAAGCAAAATTGTCTAATCCGCCTTCACTTGCGTGTTTTAATGTGTCTTCAATAGAGTGAACTTCCCTAACAACACACCAAATTTCACCGCCTTTATTTCGTATCATTTCTGCTTCATTTAAAAACCTAACATCGTCTGCAACAACTCCAAAATTGTTTTCAAGTTCTAAAGATTTTTCCCAAACACGAATCCAAACATTTTCTCCTAAGCACTCTCTGCCCCACTCTGTTCCTAAAGTTTGCATCATGTAGCGAGCTGTTAAAGGCCTGTCCCAGTTACCAGGCAGCATCTCTTCTTTTTTATCCGTCATGTATTCTGAAGCTTCTGAATAATCAAACCCAGATTCAAGCAAAAAGCTACGAATCATCCTTTTTAATGGACCTGCTAACGGCTTAATTGCGTAGTTGTAATCTCTTTTTAAAATATTTGCCGTAGTACTTTTACCGCTGCGTGGCCGTGGTGAATAAAGGCCAATTAAAGCAGGAGCAGGGAATCCGTAAGAATCTTTTAAAGGCCATTTGTAAGTGTTGCTCATGACAAGTAAAGATTCAGAAGTGCCAGAATAAAGGCATGGAGCGCCAGCCTAGCACAGATTACGAAGTAGATAACAGGTACAGGGGTGTCAAAAACGCTTCGGATAACGACAGTGGGATGCGGTTCCTAAATAGGTTCATTTCAATGCGCTTAGACGCTCAGCGGCCCAGCCTGACCGCAGACAGGCAAGGGGAGGGCCGGTTCCTAATGTCAGGCCCTGGTGACTCTACATACTCCTTTAAAAACGCTTACGCTGCCAGCCGCAGCCCAATTGAAAGGCGCCTTACTGCGGCCGGTCAATAAATAACTTTTCCCAAGTGCGAGAAAATCTCAATAAAATCATCTGCCTGGTTAAACCCTAAATGTGATTTAGGTAAGTACACAAAATAGCCCCAAGCAAAAGGAGTTGTAGTTACTATCAATCTCCTTCCATGAATTAACCTACACCTGTCTTTTAAAATACAAACAGGATAATCCCATATCGAAAGATTTGTTCTCATTACTTCTGGGTTAGTTGTAAAAAACAAAGCTTCAGGTATATTTCTAAGCTTCCATTCACGCTCTAATCTGTTAAACCAATAATGGGAAGGAGATTTTCCATTAGTTCCTCCACGTAATGACCATCTAAACGTACCTCTATGTTTGCTGTATGAGCATTTTCCGTAAGTAGGAGGAAACAAATAAGTTTTACCGGTCCATGGAGTTTCTATATTTAACCCATCATCTTTTAATGTGTAAATTTGTTTAGCTCTTAAAAACTGATCGTTAGCTAAGACAGTAGAACAAGGATCAAGATCAATGTCTCCAAGCAACGCATCAATGTACGGCAAATATTCGACTGGTGTTAACCAGTCGTCTACAATATTGCTTATTTTTGTTAATAACTGGTACCTAGGAATCCAAGGCCTATTGCTCATGCAATAACTGGACCCATAACAGGATTTTCTTTGTTGTAGTGGATTAGTGACATCTGTTCTTTATCTTGGATAATAAACAGCCCTTCTTTGCTAGGGTCCAGTGCCTCTGCCCTGGCAATAGCTTTTTGCATAATTTCTTCAGGTCCCGATTGATTTTCGTTCCTAAAATCGTCCAACGCTGCAATCATTTTTGACACAGTAAGGTAAAACATTGTGTCCGATTCCTTTTCCGCGTCAGGAACGTACACAGTTGCTCCTGGGCCTTCTTGTGCATAAAACCTTTCATAAAAGTCACACATGTCAGAACAAATTCGCTCAATAGTGAGTTGAGTAAGAATACTTTCTTCTTCAGTCAGATTTGAGGAGTTCAATTTTGCCAGCATTTCCTTGCGTCGATTTTCCATATCTAATAAATTCGGTAAGACCTGAACGTTGTAGGGTTTGCAGGATTTTGGGAAGTGGTTCATAGATTACCACTGCTTTGCCCATGTTACCCACTTTCTTAACAAGCTTACCGCCCTGATCCTTTACTTTGGCAAGTTCGCCTTGCCGTATAAGATATTCGGCAACGCACCTGTACCTGCGTTTAGTAACCAGATCGATGTCAGGAAATTTTTCACAGATAGTAGCTGGTTTCATATCACTGAAAGTGATCCTAATTTGATCAGCTAACGAAAAACCTAGTATTAGATCATTTGTACTAGTTTCGTACGTCTTTAAAAGTTCTAAGTACCTATGCAAGTCTGGCGTTTTAAAACTTCCTGACGGAGGAATAAACATACTGACTTGCTCCGCTAAGGAATCAGCAAGCAGTTTTTCATAATTGTCAACAGTAATTTTTTCTATATCTAAATTGTTAAACCTGTGACTTAAATACTGACACGGCAAAGGAGCTACAATAACTTCCTCCTCTTGCTCCAATTCCAATTCCACTGGTGCCAAGCGGTTATTGGTTTAGCTTAGCTTATTTTTGTGCGTTTTCCATTGCTCACAATGCCGAATACGTAAAACCCACTCCGCATACTGTCTTTTTGGCAGCATTTCAGCAAAATTTCCAGGTTTAGGCTTGCCTCCGTAGTTGCAAGCTTCCCACAAAGCAGTCGCCATTTGACGTTCTTGCTGCGTCATCAAAACTGACCACAAGACTTTAGTGGACACTTTGGACAAAAGGTTGTTAAACTCGTCCATGTCAGTACAATTACAAACATGAAACGACCTATCACTGTTGCCGAACTCCTGTTGGTTCTGATCTTCATTCCTTTTGCAGTTGTCGGTGTCGATCATCTGTACAAGTTTGCTTCAAGTAAAATCAACGTAACAATTCAACTTAAATAATAAAAAAATGGGCAGCAGCGCACCTAAGGTTACTGCATTACCTCAGCCTCAAACTCAAACATATCAAACTGTAATCCCACAAGAAGATTTTAATAAAGCCAAGTTTTATACAGAAGCTTATAAACAAGACATTTATGGACCTGGTGGGATCAAAGATCAAATTTTTAAAATGACCGGGACTCCCGAGGACATCGGGAAACGTGCGTCTGGCTACAGAGAAAAAGAACAAGCAGCGTACGCAGCAAGTATTGCCCCCGGAGCAACTTCGGATAAGTACATACCTACTGCCTCTTCAAGCGGCGCTGGAAATACTCTTTTTGATACTTCAAGCGGACTTACAGAGGACGCACGTAAAGATTATGCTGGAGCCGTGCAAAAAGTAGAAGAGGCTAAGTCTAATCCTGCGCCCGCTTGGACTCCTCCCAGTCCTGAGCCTGGGCCTCAACAACAACAACAACAACAACAGCAACCGGAACCTGAACCTCAAAGACAATTAAAGAAAGTTCCCATAAGCAATACAGTTATAAAAGGACAAAATTACGTAAATTACGGAAATGCTCAAACATTCCAAGAACAACTAAATTATGCACACAAACACGGTAAAAAATTAGAAGACGTATCTTGGGCAGACATTGGTTACCAAGATCCAGATTATGCTAAAGGCAAAGATTTTTACGACGATAATAATTTAAACACGTTAAGTAATGGATAAAGATTAAACAATAAATATATTGTTTTAATTATTTAAATCAGTTACATATTCTACAGGTAAACGGTGAGGATCAAATCCTTCTACTGGAGGATCGTTTTGTGGTTCTTCTACCCAATCAGTATAAACATTTTTTAATACATCGTAGCTTTCAATAGGAATGAGCATTACAGCACCGTTTTCGTGCTCAATTCTGTAATGCTCTTTGTTGTCCGCAACGTCATCTAAGATTGCCTCAAAGGATTCTTCCAGTTGCTGGAGGGAAACAACTTTCATCTCAAAAAAGCAATTTTTAACAGGTTAGCACATTAACCGGTGATTGTGCCAAAATCGATTTGGCTGTTACTTAATTCAGTAAGAACGCCAAAATCTAAACTTTGTGTAACAATTTGACTTACAAAAAGCCAATCAGTTAAAAAGAAAGAAAGAGTAATAGAATATTTTGTTTCTAAAAATCTAATATCATTAGTAATAAGTACGATGTACGTTCCAGGATCTAATGTAGTGCTGGTGTAATCATCTGAATAAACAGGTTCGGAATCATAAGAATCGTTGTAACCTATACTAGCCGTACTGCAAACGTACCCATCATTATTAATAATTAATTCTCTTCGATGAGTCCCGTCTTCTACTTTATAAACAGAAATTACAGTGTTTTTATTTGTATTAGATTCGTAAGAAGTTAAACTAAAATTTTGTAAAACTTGAATTGAATTTGGTTTTTCTAGTGTGACTTTGTAGAAAAAAGATTGAAGTCGTGATAATCCACCATGCGTATTAGAGATGGTTATGTTGTATAGATTGCTACCAACACTGCCAAGATTTACTGGGTTGTTGATAGAATCGCCCAATCTTTCTGGTAAAGGATCGCTACCAAAATAACTGGTAGGTCCAAACGCAGTGGGTCCTGATCCACCAGTAGGGTAAGTTTCGACTGAACCCAGATTTACAAAGCCAATGTTGGAAGGCAATGATGTCAAAAACCGTCCCATGTTTATCCCAAATGTCGCTTACCGTAACTGTATTTTAGCAAAACTCTTTTAACTCATAAGTAACCAAGTGCTCTAAGCAATATTGCCTAAAAACTTCTTTGCATTCTTCATTGGAAATGCCGCAATGCTTAGCGGCTTGCGGAACGTTCCACTTGGCGCTAAATAATTGAGTCATAGATTCAATGTATTCATCAGTTTTCTCCATCGGTTTCAGACATCAGCCCAGTGTAAAGACAGTTTGTTCTGCCGCTTTTTTGATAACGTTTTTCTAGCTCATTTGCCCTTTCAGAAGAAGTGCCGATTTCTTGAGAAGTTTTGACCAGTGAGTAGCTAAGCCTGTTTTCCAAGCACCGTAATTCAAGCTCTGCTTCTTGTTTTGAATCAAACCAAGGGGTCAAATAAGTTTTCATTCCAAGTTGAACGCATCCTGCGTAACAACAATCAGCACTTTGATAAGTGCTTGGAATGATGCTACTGCTTTTTACAGCAATTTCAAATTCGATTTGCTCTTGCATGGTCAAAAATGTTTCCGTAACTCAGGTTAATTTCGGCAATCCTAGGGGGAGTAGGGGCTGACTCCAGCTCACGAAGTCGGAGGTGAAGAGGATTGCAACAAGTAACGTCACAACCTGGGGCGTGAAACACCCTCATTCTTCCCGTGTAACCACGTGAAGTCCAGAACGCAGCCCTTGCTGCTGATTGAATTTTACCACTGTGAAACGGGCTCAACATGTAAGCGGCAGTCTCTTTCCCGTCTTTTCTCATGGCGCCCGTCCAAGGCCAGCACTCGTCATAGCCTTTGATTTCAACCTTGTCCCAGAACTTTTTAATGGGCCAATGAGAATTAAACTCAAAATTTTTCACATCTATAGCGCAGTATCCACTTTCAATTTGCTCCATGCAATCAAGGCACTCATCCATCAACCCAAACCGGCCTTTGTGTTTTTGTTCTTTTTGTTTGTGCCAAGGACAACAAATGTTGGACTGCGCTTGCCAAGTGGCATTTAATTTGCTGCCATCAGCAAACTCCTCTTTCACTTTTTTAATGCTTTCGCTAAGAGTTTTGTAAAAAGTTTCAGTCATAAACCTCATGAAGGCAGATCCTACGCACTACATGGTAGGGGAGTTTGTACTGTCTCGCAAGAGACGCATAAGTCTTATTCTCTTCGTGCCCAGACCTAAGCGCAGTAACAACCTCAGGCGTCACTGAGCTTCCTTTTCGCTGGCCCCGTTCAAAACACACATCCTTTTTTGTTCCAAAAAAATAATGACCAGGATTAATACAATGAGGAGAAGAACAAGTGTGCTTTCTTATTACTAAAAGATTTAAATCGTCTTGGTATTGTCCAGCTAATGCAAGAACTAATAGCCTTGCATCTTTTCCTTTGTACAAAGGTTTAGATGGATGACTTGTAGTAAATCCCTTTAACTTCTTAATGTTGTTTTGTTTTAAACACCAGCAACTATTTTCACCAGCAATTGATTGGAATTCGTGCAACACATTTGCAATAAGCAACAGGTCATCTTTCCCTAGTCCGTACTCTTTGAAAAAGTCGTAAAAGTTCATGGTAGGGGAAAGTTGCACACAGTTGCACCTTAGGCTGAAAACGACCTGCTGTCAATGGGTTTGAAGGAAGGGGGTTTTAACGAACGAGGGACTTCATTTTTTGCCCCTTTTCATTTCTATAGAAACGTTTTGTGGTTATTCTCTGTAAAGAACTCTTGCATGCAACTGTTGCACACAGCTGTACTTTACAAGTAATAACCACAAACCACTCCATGTCAAATGAAACCCACCAAAAAATGGAGTCCCTCGTACGTTAAAAATTTTCCTGTCTACCACAGGCGTTTGCGGCAGTACAACCGTACCCCCTACCCGTTAAAAGAACTGTTTTTGCTCTCTTTCTCAAGTAACGCCTCATATTGTTCCGCATAAACAAGCGCACAATGAAAAGGTTCCACATATCGACACATCTTTTGAGCAGGACTACAAACCCTATGCACCTGACTCCCACTTGAATCATCCCCAAATTCAATAGTGGTTCCGTTAAAAAAAGTTTGAATAACCTGCATTTGAAATGTTGTTGAGCCGTATTAGTATAGGAAGTAAGTAAAAAATTCTTAAACAAGTGCCAAATATTACCCTTAAACCGGGGCAGCAAATTACTGATCCCACAGCAAATTTTTTTCAAAGTATTACTAAAGGGGCAGCCAATGCAATGGCATCTATGCGGCCCGCCTTTAAAGCTACACCAGGTTCTGGTTACGCTGGCGGGCACTATGGAAAACCAAATGTAGAAGAAAATACTCCTTCTCCTTCTCCTCAACCTTTAACCGGTACCAACAAAACAAATAATTACCCGCCTTCACGCAACTTTTTCAATGCCGCTCCCGGCACACCAACTCCCATCGTCACTGGAGTCAATAGCCGTGGTGAAGTTGATCGCACACAAAGCGATATGTACAAGCAATATGCATTGAATCCGCAGGGCCAGTTTGAAAGATATTTCCAATCTCCTGAAATGGACCAATACTTTGGCGCTGCTTCCCGTGGCAAAGGTGCGCCAGCTGATCTTGGGGCCATGGAAGCTTTGGCAGGGCAGCCGACCGCTCTCAACGCCCCCTCCCTGGCGACTTACTACCGTTCCCAGAGCGCCGCAGGACGTGGCAACATGGACGAAATTGTCGGTGCCTTGGGGTACAAGGGGACACCGATGGAGCAGTGGGCCAAAGCCAACCCCATGCTGGCAATGCGCGAATTCAACAAAAAGTTCCCAGCTGGTGAGCCGACGTTAGGAGCAAGCGATGAAGCAGGCCTTGCTCATATGCAAGCAGGCACTTTCTATCCTTCAGAAGGCAGCCCCAAACCGCAGTTTGGTACTCCAGCAAACACTGTTCCAGCTCCTCCTGAGCAACAGGGTTCTAACATGATGGCGCCATTTACACAATCAACTGAAATGTCCAAATTGTTTACAACCCCAGAAGGACAAATGCCGCAATTTTTTGTAAACAGCGATCTTCCTATTAGAGATAAAGTTCAAAAATTTATTATGGGCGGTTTTGCAACACCAAATAATGCAACTTTTGGAACCCAATCTAACAAAAAAAATGTAAATTATCCTACATTTTATAATTGAAAATAATGTTTACTCCAGCACAAGCCTTAGGTAAAGCTACCCAGTGGAAAGCACTTTCTTCTGGAAGTAACGATTATTTTCAAACAGGAACTGATATTCCAACAATTAGCGAGGGAAGTGGTGGTGCGTACGCAGCAGGATCTGATTTTCCTCCTCAAGGGTTTGGATATGATTATTTTTCGCCAGAACTGTTAGCGGGTGGCTTTAATTTTGACATAAAAAAACCACACATTCCGGGTGGACAAGACTTTACAGGAGTTCCTAATGCTACTCCTGAAATGTTAGAAAGGTTGCGATTAAGAAAATCACCTAACCTTGAAGGAGGACAGGAGTTACCAAGCTTTCTTAAACCTGTTTGATAATGGTAACCCAACTCATTAAAAAACACATTGAGGAGTCTGCGTCTTTTTTAAGAAACGCAGACGATTACGACGATTGGAATTACGCCACAGAACCGATCCCTGGTGACAAAACCTGGTGCAAAACAAGTAAGTCACGCCCCTGTAAAATTACGATTAAAAAGAAAAAGTAAAATCAATGCCTTACCTAGGAAACCAAGTATCTACAGGAAGTTACAGGAAGTTAACCGATATTTCCGGTAGCTTTAACAGTGTCACTACAACCTTTCAATTGTCGGTGCCCCCAGGAACTGCAGCGTATTACGTAACACCTGGATCTATCTACCAACTTTTAATTTCCGTCAACAGTGTAATCAAAAATCCTGGTGTTGATTACACATTAAATGGAAACCAGATTACATTTACAACTGCTCCGTCATCCGGTCAGCCTTTCTTTGGCATCCTCCTAGGAGACGCATTAAACATTGGAACTCCCAGCGACGGAACAATCACCGACGCAAAAGTTGCAACAAACGCAGCCATTGCCAACTCCAAAATTCTATTTACCGGATTAGGAAACTACGCCAATGACGCAGCGGCTGCCGCTGGTAGCGTTGCTGTCGGCAGCTTGTATCGAAACGGCTCTGTAATTCAAGTCAGGGTTACCTGATGGGCTACAAACGCGCAATTGCAATTCTTGTTACATTTTACGCAATCGGCAGCACTGTAGAATTCTGCAATCAAACCCTTTCAACAAAAATTTTGTGGACAAATCTACAATTGATAAGTGGTTAAAAGTTAAATTGGCATTAGAAGAAGCTAATAAAACCAACACAGATTATTACAAAAGAGCTTGCGCAGTAGTTAAAACGGGAAAAGATCCTGGGCCGTTTCAACTGACCTAAGCTAAACTATAAAAAACAAAAAGTTACAATGGCTGTTGATTACGTTTGGTCAGTTAAAGATGTTTGTTTTATTGACACTGATCAATGCAGTGACGTTATCCAAAGCGTAGATTGGGAAGTAAAAGCAACAGAAGGACCACACGAAGTTTCCATGACAGGAACTACTTCTCTTGCACTTCCTGAAGATGATTGTGTTGCTTACGAAGATTTGACCGAAGAAATGGTCTTATCGTGGGTTAAAGCAAACATTAGCGAATCTTATAAAAACGAAGTTGAAGGGTACCTTTTGTTTACGCTTAAATCTTTAAGCAAAGAAAAAAAACCACTTCCTTGGCTAAATCCCAAAAAAACAACAAAAAAAACTAAACCAGCTTCTTAAAAAACACCGTAAATATTTTCAACCCTCTTCTTTGCCTTCCGTGAGGATAGTAGGGTAATTTTGGAATTTTTGATCCGAAGCACGGATGGCAATACCCTTAAAAAACGGCCTACCGTACTTACTAAATGTGGAAATGCTGCTGAGTCCTAACTGATCTCGGCAGCAATCCAAAAGAAGATTAATAAACCGTTTTTGACCTACAGGCTTTGATCCAGTGTCTTCAGCAAAGGCACAGTAGCTAGGGTACAAATGACTGCGGCTATTAATAAACCGCTCAGCAGGACCACCGTTTTGCTCACGTGGAGCAGGAACTTTTTTACCAACTGCTGAAACGTGCTTCTCATCGTAAACACATTCTGATTGCAACCACTCAATAATGTTGTTGCTGTTAATGAGAATGTTGTTACGAACTTTCCGAAGAGAAGGAACCAATTCCTGAGTATCAAGAAGATAACAGCGCATCTCCTTCTCACTCATTTGCAAAACCCAATTTACAAGACCAGGTAAATAACTTTTCCAATATCCACTAACTTTTCCTCTTTCGATCTTAATCATATCCCTTGCTTCACTGCTCTTGGTGTACAAAGGCCTATTGAACTCGATTGTTAAACGACGGCGACCAAGACCAGAAGTGTTATCAGTTGTCTGAATGGGTTCATTAGCAGCAACAATAACCATCCCTGTATACACAAACGGCTCACCAACGCTCTTCAATTTTTCTTCATAACGAAGGGAGTCACCGCCGGTCAGCGCCTTAAACGTCTGAACCGAACCACCGTAACGCTCCGAATCATTAATCAGAGTCAAACGCTTTCCTTTAATCGAGGAAAGCTCAAACCTGCTCTGCTCCAGCTGGTTCAAACTCGTACTGGCAAAGTTTCCGCTTCCAACAAGAGCACAGCAAAGGCTGGCAAAAGTTGATTTACCACGGCCACCAGGACCAATGACCTCCAGAAAACGCT